TGAGCCGTTTCCTGATAAAGTTGCATGGGCTTTTTGAATTCTTATGTAACGTGTTCCATCAGTTGTGCTATGATATAAACTTCCAAAGTCATTGGGTACAGTAATAGTATCTGAGCCTCCCGTACAAGTAATTCCTGAGGCTGTTCTTTTTGGTTTGTAAGTGTTCCAGTTGCCTTCATCAATTAAACGAGTGCCATCAAGAAAAACACTTGCCATACCATTATCTAATCCATGGATTTCTCCTTCTGAGAGTAAGTCATAGATCATAGCCGATTGATGACGTGCAGGCGAATTTCTATCCTGTTGCGTTTTTACTATAGGATCCTGTGCTATTTCGTTATCTGTTTTCATTAGTCTGCTACCCCTTCTGATGTTTGTTGTCCTGACTGACTTTGCGTATCTCCTGCTGCACCATCTTGTGTACCTGAGCCATCATTCGTATCTGATGTACTGCCTGAATTACTTCCTGATTGATATAATATACCGTCCCATGAGTTAGGACTATCGCTTGCAAAAACAAAACCATTTGTAGGTTCTAGTTTCCAAGCTCCAAAACCAAAGTTAATTGGCGCTCCACCTACTAATACTTTTCCATATGCCATTGGGATTGGTAGTCCATTTTTAATTGTGTTTGCTGGGCCTCCGAACATTGCTCCTTCCTCTTCTTTATCCTTACTTGGTTCTTTCATCATTAACTCATTTATACCTGCTAAAGCTAGATTTACACCAATCATTGCTGTTGTAGAGGCTACAAATGATGCAATCTTTTCACTTTCAAACATCGTTTCAGGCATATAAAAAGAAGCTACTATAAGAATAACAGCTAGAATTATTTTTTCTACAGAATTCAACTTTGAACCTTTAGGTACTGGAGTTACAACTATATCTTCCCCCGCTAAGTTTGATAGCCCTAACTCATTTTCATCTAGCGCCTCTCCTGCTAGTTTTACTGAAAATTCTCCCTGTCCTTCATCTTGTCCAAAATACTCCATAAATTCTTTTGGGCAGTTTGCTCTTACAACTGCAAATGCATCACCAATAGTAGGCGCATAAACGTTCCACTCCTCTCCTAGAGCTTCTCCTGCGGATCCTTGTAGTATTAATTTTCTATTCATTTGGTTTTAATATTGTTAAATTTTTATCTGGCAAACTAAAAATGTAAAAGTCTAAATTTAAAAAGTTGCAATTTTGCCGATCTGCAATACTTGGTTCTGACGTTGTATCTGGATGACTGTGAACGATTGCGAGAGGTTTCGATTTTAAATTTATACGCATATACTCGATAGGGTCAAATTTAAAATCATCATCACTTTTTGCAATGTTTGTTACAGGATACCACTTATGTTCGTTATTTTCTAGAACTATTACGCCACATCCTTCTCTTGGGTATTCCCTGTCAAGATGCTCGTATATCTGTTCTTTAATTGTATCGTTTAGCACCTGGAAAGCCTCCATAGGGTAGTGTCCATCTATCTACAGTCGCTGCTCTCATGTTTGAGCTTGCTGTTCCTGCAGATATAGGTGCTGAGTTGTACCTCATTGCACAAGCTGTTAAACTCTTACTGCAGGCATCTCCCATTTCCCAGAAATCTGTCTCACCCGGAGTATTTCCTTTACTAGAGTGCTTGAGCTTCCAGAGTTTTGCTTCTCCTCCTGATGTATATTCTACATAAGGATTAAGTCTATCATCTGTGTATGCAGTGTAGGTTGTGCTTGCATTATATGTAGCATATACTCTTATTCTGTTAAAGTAAGTACTATTATCACTTGGCGTTCCTGCAGTACTTTTTGTTACTGCTTTTGTGGCTTGCCAATACTCAGTAACAGTTTGACTGCCTGTTTGAGTACCGTCTATATTATACTTTATAGCATCGGTTTTTGAAGTTGTATAATACGCATCTTTTGTGAGGGTCGTACCGCTTGAAACTCCTGAATAAGCGGTAAAAGTAGAACTAGATAGAACCACTCTTTCATCATCAACATTTACCCAATTTTTATAAGTTGTACCATCTATTCTTAAACGGCCTTGATTATCTACAGTACAAGCACCTACTCTAGTACTTTCTGCTTTATCCCAGCTTGCTCCTTTATAAAGCCAACTACAAGCATTTGGACTTACGTGTCTTGCTGGTACTGTAACTCCTATAAGGTCATGAGCAGCAGCGAGTTCAAATACTACAAATTCAGCAGTTTCACTTTTTATTCTGTCTATATAGTAAACTTGACTGGGAAACTCTACAGGAGGGCTTTGATCAGAGGATTCTCCATATAAATATTTTTGAAGAGTACTTCTACGAGTTACTTTATTTCCAAGTAAGTCATCATTTGTCAAAGAGCCGATTGCGTCTCCAAAAGTTGTTAAAACATTCGCAATACTTAAAGTGGGTCTAGCAAGAGCTCCTGTGGTTGATTTTTTAAATCCTGTAACATTAATTGGAAGTGCTTGATAAGTTCGAATTGTAGAAGGAGTTGTTTTATCTCTAAATTGTACAGTTGTTAAATCGCTCTCTAACCCTGTATGAAAGTAAACAGTAGAACCCGTGCCTATCTCTAGCTCAAATACATGAACTATTGCAGACCCAGGATCCTGCTTTTGTACATCCTGTATAGCTGTATTTACACTCATGCTTCGTAGACTCTCCTAAATGTTGTTGTTACAGAGTAATAGTCTCCATATTCGTATTTTTTGTCCCATGATTCACAAACTACTTTTATTGCTACTTCGTTTCCACTTTCATTTGTGTCAGGCACAGTAAAAGTGAAGGGGGTGACTCCTCCTTTATTTTCAAAAAAAGCAACGATATCATCAATCTCTGCTTTAGTTCGAGTACTAAAACTTACTCCGTACTCCTCTTTTAAATTGTTAATTCCATCTGCAATTCTTTGTTCATAGCCATCACCAAAACGTGCTATATGCCTTACAGGTGTAGTCTTTCGACTCATTCCTTTATCAGGGCGTCTTACAGTACTTGTTAAATCAGTAAATCCTATTGCCATTTTATCCTATTCCTCCTCCGCCTAAGGGACTTAGTAATCCTCCAGGGGCTTGTTCTTTTGCTATTTGCTCTGTTACTGCTGCTTGAATAACTTGTCCAAGAGCTCTTCCAGTATCAGCGTCACTTTCACTAGTTGCTCCTTCTCCCATGTGTACGTTTACTGTTGTGTTTGCAGTTCCAGCTAGTCCTTTTCCTGATAATTTTACAGGTATTTTTCTATCTCCTGGAAGTGGAACTACTGCTTCTGTTCCATGTAAAGTTGCTCCATATCCTGACGTAGGACCTGAAGCGATACCACCTTTATTATAAGAGCGGTACCCAGGGCTATTCATAATTCCACCGCTTCTAACTGGATCTTTTTTTGCGGCTGTTTTTGTTTCTAATCCCATCATATCACCCATGGCTGTTCCCATGAGTAAGTTTAATATCATTTGTTTGGCAATCATTTTTGCCATATCTTGCAGTATACTTACTGCCATCTGTTTGAATGCTTGTTTTGCACTCATTGTTCCGTTTATCAGTCCTTCTAGGCCTTTCTGCATACCGTTTACAAAAGCATCCATTGCAGTCATTTTTAGTTCCCCCATTTGGGTATTCATTGCTACTAATTGTGCAGTAGACTCTCTTTGTAGTTCTATATTATTTGTTAATCTTGTTGCTTCTATTTCTAGTTCTGCAGCTCTATCTGTGCCTTCTCCTGCCTTGGCTGCTTCAGTTCTATTTTGAAGCATATCACTAGCGTATTTGGCTTCCGCTCTGGCAAGCTTAGCTTCAGATTCTAAAACAGCTTGGTCTTTTGCTGCTTGTCCTCTAAATAATGAAGGAGAAGACATATACCCTGCTTGAGTTACCTTTCCTGCTCCAGCAGCAGTTTCAGCAGCAACAGCAGTAGCTACCAATGCTTTTTGTTTGTCTAATTCTGCATTTAAGAGCGCTTGAGCTTGAGCTAAACTAAGAGTTTCAGTTGCTGATAATCCCATCATATCTTTAAAAGCCGCTAAGTTTTCTTGCGTAGTTTTGTCTCCAATCATTGCGTTTAAAGAACCCTGCATTGCTATCAGTTCTCGTGTATTCTCGGTATATTGATTCTGTTTCATGGAAAGTTCTGCAAGCCTTTTTGATCTACCCTCTTCTGCAGACTCCATATCTTTTAGAGCTTGTACGTGACCGCCATATTTATTTGTAAGTTCTACTACGATTTTTCTCGATTCGTCTAAAAATGCACCATTACTGTCTACCATTGCTGCAACACCCGCATAAGCAGGGTCTAACTTAGCTAATTCTCTATAATGTTCTACTAAAGATTGCCTTGTTTCATCAAGTTGTCCAGCATAAGCGCCTGTTTCATCTTTAGTCATTGCAATAAACTTTTCTAGTTTACCTAATCCGCTATTACCTGCTAAAAGTTGTGCTTTTGCTCGTGTGGAATCAAAGTTTTCTCCTAAACCTTTCCAACTTTTTTGAATCTGTGCAACTTCTTCAGTATTCCTAGTTATGCTAGTTGCTAACATATCGGCTTTTTTTCCTGCCTCTGCTTTTGATCTTTTCTTTTCGTACTCAGGCTGCATAGCTTTGCCTTTTTTAATCATACTTTCACCACCTGATTCAATCATTTCTCCGAGTCCGCCTAAGCCTAAGAATTTTCCATATTTTGAAACCAAACCTCCAAATTTTTTCATCATATCTCCAATGGCTATTACTATTTTATCGATACTATTCATTGCGTCTTTAATTGTACCAATAAACATTACAAGCATACCAATGAGACCTATAATACCTAAAGCTTTATTCATAAGTGCCCCTGTACCTTTTGCAACAGTTACCATTCCTGCCATTGATGCTTTAAAAACAGCTGTAAAACCTTTTGTGGTTGCCACTATACCAGCTCCCATTGCTTTAAAGGATAAGCCTATAGCTCTAAAAGTAATTGCACCTTTTCCTTGCATAACGGTCATAGAACTTGAAAAGTCTCTGACTATTTTTATGTCGACTCCTTTAAATATTCCTGTAGTGATAGCACCATGTTTTCTATATTGTGCTTCTGCATTTTTCAAAGCTCTTGCAAGGCCTGCTCTTTGCTGCCCACTCATTACTCCGCCACTTCGCAGCTTTTTTAGTCCTGCAGATTGAACACCTGCAAGGTCACCTTTAGCTAGTTTTTGAGCATCTGCTGCTCCCATTGCTGGAGTTTGGTTTAATGTATTATATGCTCCTTTAAAGGTTGACCCCGCCTTAGAAAACCCTGCCCCTGCGGCTCCAAAGTTGCCTCTAGCAGCTATCATTGCTTCTCGAGCTTCATTTTT